GTGGAAGTTTGATGATGATATTATTCGTATGTTGTATATCATCTATCATATCCGCGATTGTTGGTTATGTTTTCAGGAAACAAATAACCAAAGCGTTGGGTGGTGCAGGTGGAGGTGCACCAGCGGCAGCACCAGCGGCAGCACCAGCGGCAGCACCAGCGGCAGCACCAGCAGCAGCGGCTAGGGGTAGAGCACCAGCGGCAGCGGCTAGGGGTAGAGCACCGGTGAAAGCCAGAGGACTTAAAATTAAACGTCGTCGCAAGGGTGTGAGGAAAATCCGTGGGAAGTTGGGTAGGTCGTTAAAGAAATTTGGTCGTCGCAAGGGTGTGAGGAAAATCCGTGGGAAGTTGGGTAGGGCGTTAAAGAAGTTTGGACGTCGCAAGGCTGTAAAGAAGTTTGGACGTCGCAGGGGGGTGAAGAAGATCGGTCGGACATTCAAGAAGTTAAGGAGGAGGTGGTGCTTCGCCCCGGAAACACTCGTGAAGCTTCAAGATGGTAATGAAGTCGCTATGAAGGATCTCAAGCTTGGTGATATTCTCATCAATGGGAGTATCGTGAATGGTGTAATGAACATTCTTAACGAAAACAATCCTTATTACAAAATTCATAGTTCCGAACTTGACCATGCCATTCTAGTAACTGGATCCCATTACATCAAGGATGGTGATGTATACAAACAGGTTAAAAACTTTTCAGGGGCTGAAGTAACGACTAAAATTGACCGGGAAGTCAGTTGTCTCATTACAAGCGATCACAACATTCAAATCGGTGAATTCGTATTTTGGGATTGGGAAGACGATAAAATTTCTTAGTGTATATTAAATAACTATGAACGGTGAAGAAGATAATACCATGATGTATGTGGGGATCGTCGCAGCACTGTGTTGTTGCTCGTCGTCATCAGGCGCAGCGGCGTCTTTTCTCGGGAAGAAAAAAGCTGCTCCCGTGAAAAAATCACGCCCCAAGCGTCGTCGCCGCAGGTGTTTCTCCCCCGATACACCCGTGAAACTTCTTGACGGAACGAGTGTTTCGATGAAAGATCTCAAACTCGATGACGTTCTCATTAACGGTAGTATCGTTGAGGTCATTATGAACATTAAGAATCACGATGATCCTTACTACAAGATTGGCGACATTCTCGTGACCGGATCACATTACATCAAGGATGGTAATGTGTACAAACAGGTCAAGAACTTTTCGGGTGCTGAAGCGACTACTCAAGTTGACCCCGTCGTGTCTTGTATCATCACGAACGATCACCAGGTCCCTGTCGGTGATTTCATCTTCTGGGATTGGGAGGATAACCTCGTACCAAACCATATCCAACAACCTTCCAAGGTCATGACTCTCAGAAACCCCACCATGAACACCAGTATAGCTTGTCTCGTATAATTTTGTTTACATACAGTAAGATGGATATAGTGTCTAAAGCTTTGGCTTTACCTATACCACTACCTAATGAGTATGTTCAGTCACTACCTAGGATACCCAAGGGTAAAAAGTTTCCTAAACGCGTGTGTAGGGATGTAAAGGTAGGTGAAGATGCATCTAACGCAGAAAAGTCCAGGCTCAATACAGACGAAACCTTCACACGAATGTGTGGGGATGACATAACTAACGCAGAAAATGAAGAAGCGATGGGACAACTCATTCCAATAATCATACTTCTAGTACTGTGTTGTTTGTGTTGTATGTCTATGATATCCGCCGGTTTCGGTGGCTATAGGTGGTGGAAGTCTTCAAAATATAGATCACAAACCAAAACATCTCATCGTCGCCCTCGTGCTAAAAACGTCTAATTTTAAAAACCCTTTTAAAACTCGTATAGAATATGCGTTTTAAAAATGATTATTTAGACTTCTTATCCGGATACTCTGAAGCTTTTTTAGGTGTTTTACAGATCGTGTCCCCACAATGATCCCTATTCTGATACACGGCGTTTATAGAAGTTGAAATTTCCTCGCAAGACTTAAGAGACCAACGTCCCAATTTAGGTTTTTCAACTTTAACAAAAATGTCATATACTTTCTTGAACATTATCTACATAGATGAGTTTCTATTTAAGTGGGTTGTCGGGTTTGAAGAAGTCCTTAAACGGACACCCTTCACACCGTCTATGACGTATCGCACATTTAATTGCATCAGGGTTCTCAATACAAGTATTTTTTACAGGTTTTTTCCGTTGTCGATAAGTTCGTCGACGCCCAATAGTGTAAGTAAGCAATGAGGATTGACCTAGAGCTAACATACTATCCTCAGTATTTTCGTTTTTAAATAGCATTAACAGTGCATTTTAAAAATGATTTTTGATTTAATTTACTAACATACCGAAACCAACAAATTAGTTGGAGAAGGCGAGACCACCCATACCGGACTGGATGCGGAGGACGTTGTAGTTAACCGCGAACATGTGGAGGGACTTGGTGTCACCGACAGCCGCAGTGGTGATCGCGACCTGCGCGTTATCGATGCGGGAGAAGTTGCAGGTACCGGTAGGCTGGTGTTCCTCGGGCTTGAGCGCGAAAGAGTACGAGTAGATACCGGGGTAGGGGGAGCCGGAGTGGTGGTTGTAGGGTTGCACCTGGTTGAAGTACTTACCTTCCTGTTCCTTGAAGCGATCCTGGCCGTTGAGGATGAGCTTGAACTTGGAGAGGGGACCAACAGCGTCTTCCGTGAAGGCGACGGTGGAACCAGCGGCGCCGACCGAAAGGAGGGGCGCACCAGACAAAGAGGTGGGCACGAAGCAGTTGGACGCGGAGATCTCATGCACGTTGGAATCAACGACGATGTTGTTGGTATCCTTGGTGAAGTTCCACAGGGACGAGGCCGCGGCAGTGTTGGAGAGGCACCACACGAGCTCCTTAACGGGGTGGTTGTAGGAGAGGCGGACCTGCTTAACACCGGTCGGATCGACGGTATCGATGCCGGTGTGCTGCACCTGCTCGATCAGGTATTCATGACCCTTCTGCGCGAAGCGGCGACGCTCCTCGGTGTCGAGGTAGATGTAGTTGGCCCACACCTTGAGGGAGGTGGTCAAGTAAGTGCCCATGTCGGAGGCGAGGTCGATGTCGACACGCACCTCGTGGTACTGGAGGGCGATGAGGGGGAGGTACAACCCGGGGTTGCGGTTGAAGAAGAAGACGAGGGGAAGGTAGACAGTCTTGCCGGCGTTGGCAGTGGTCATCTTACCGTACGTGGCCTTCTTGGCTTCATCGAGGTGAAGCTCCGAGTACAAACGCCACCATTTCTGGTAGTGCTTGTCGACGCGCTGACCACCGATGGAAAGTTCAACGTTGTTGATCGCACGCTCAGCGACCCAGCAGGCAGTCTTGGAGTCAGCGGCGGCGGAGACGAGTTCGAGGTACATGTCACCGACAAGGTCACCGTTACGGGCGACAGTCACGGAGACGCGACCACCGGGGGCGGCGGTACCGTTGACGGTCTGCTCGATGTTCTCCATCGCGAAGTTAGTGTGGCGCTTGTATTTCGCCTGGAAGAAGGTCACCTCAGGGTTACCGGTAAGGTAAACATCCTGGGCACCGTAAGCTACGAGTTGCATGAGACCACCGGCCATTTTGAGAGTTGTTGTACTCTATACGGAGAAAATAATTCTGGGGGAATGCGCATTTATCGATTTCAAAAATTCTCAGTCTATACTAAATGTCGAAACAGCCTGATGAAATTGAAGAAGGAGAAATTGAATATTCGGAAGAGGAGGAAGGAAGTATTCTCGAGATGGATGAGGAGGTGGACATTCCCAATCTTCTCGGATCTTTGTTCGCGACGGAAAATGGTGATACGGTCTGTAGTGCACTCTTAGATATTTCCACCCACATGCAAGTGCAAAACAAAATTTTAGTAAAAATCCTCGCTCAACTTCAGAGCATGAAATCTAATTAAAAGAAAAAGTTGTATACTCAGTAATATGGAAAACACTCACTTCATCGATAAGGAACCCGACAGATATGAAGCACTCACGGAACTTCATAAACAGCAAATTCAGTCGATGAATGAGGAACAGATCATGCGTGTGTTGTCGAAATTGGAAAACACATGGGATCTTCACACGAAAGATTTTTTCAGTTCACGTAACCTGGGCTACAGGCAATTCATAGACCGCTCGTATTTTGATGAGTACGGGTCGATCTCACCTTCAAGAATTGACCTACCGTCTATCAGGGATCTTAAAAAAAGACATACCGATTTCATCATCGACCTGAGGAATCACGTGAACAATCTAAAAATTCAAAAAAAGGAGGCTGACGGGAACGGAGTCAGTATCGATAAGCGCATCGCGAACATCATCTTACACGTCGAAGATGGTTTTGAGAATATTCGACGACACTACATTTCCTATGAACGCGTGGATACGCCGACTATCGAGCCACAATTTCCCCGATTCTCGGATCCTTCGACCATGAACGAAGAGGATATCGAAAAAGCTACACCGTTTCAGAAGTGTCTTTTGTTCACGCTCGAAGAGACGTATAAGTGTGGGTATCGTCGATACAAGGGCCACTGTTGTGAGGAGGTTAAGACGATCGAGGGGCACAGGACGCGTGCGTGGTTTCCAAAGTTTCCAATCGATAAGTTTGTGTATTCACTCGCGCGCAAGGATTGTATGTTTGAGAATTGGAAAAACTTCACGAGTCGAGGTTCGATCGCGAGGGAAGTGATCGATAACATTTCCAAGTGTATGGATCCCCAATTTCCTGAGATTATCAAGAGGAGACACGTGTGGTCATTCAGGAACGGTGTTTTCGTGGGTAAAGAATGGATCCCAGAACGAGGCGTGTACGAATGTAGATTCTACCCGTACGACAGCGACGAGTTTAAGTGCCTGGACCCTACTATCATCGCGTGTAAATACTTTGATAAACAGTTTGATGACTTTTCTCATATCGAAGATTGGACCAAGATTCCCACCCCCTTTTTCAATTCTATCCTGAAGTATCAACAATTCGAGGACGAGGTGTGTAACTGGGCATACGTCATGGGTGGTCGTCTGTGCTTCGATGTCGGTGAGCTCGACGCGTGGCAGGTGATTCCGTTTTTCAAAGGTATCGCACAATCAGGTAAATCCACGCTGATCACCAAGGTGTTTAAAAAGTTTTACGAGAACGAGGATGTCGGAACACTTTCGAACAACATCGAGAAGAAATTCGGGCTTTCGGCGATTAAGGATTGTTTCATGTTTATCGCCCCGGAGGTGAAGGGTGACCTCGCACTCGAACAGGCGGAGTTTCAGTCGATCGTATCAGGTGAGGATGTGTCTGTGGCGGTCAAGAATAAAACGGCCGTTTCGATCGAATGGAAAGTTCCCGGTGTTTTGGGTGGTAACGAGGTTCCCAACTGGAGAGATAATTCGGGATCTGTGTTACGTCGTATTTTACCATGGAATTTCGGGAAACAAGTCCACGAAGCCGATCCACAATTGGATGAGAAACTGGACAAGGAATTACCCATCATCCTTCTCAAGTGCATCAGGGGATACCTCGATTATTCGAGTAAATACAGGAACAAAACCATCTGGAAAGTCGTTCCAGCGTACTTTGAGACGATCAAGAAACAAGTCGCGATGGTCGCGAGTACACTCACGAACTTCCTAGAGTCCACGTTGATTTCGTTCGACGAGAAGTCCTTTGTTCCCCAGACACTCTTCGTGCAGGTGTTCAACCAACACTGTTCTGCGAATAATCTCGGAAAACCAAAGTTTAACCAGGACTTTTACGCTGGTCCATTCAGTTCGAGAAACATCGAGGTGCGTGAAGAAGTGGTGACGTACAAAGGGAGAACATACCCAAGACAGCCCGTGATTTTCGGTCTTGACGTGATCGAAGAGGGTATCGGTTTCACCAAGGACTTTTAAAAAAATAATAATTAATAATACTATGAGCCAGAGTGTCAAGGAATTTGTCCGACAATCTGGTGTGGAACTCCAAAGTCCAAACTCCAACTCAAACGACGAGTTTGCGCGGGAACTCGAACAGAACATGCTCCGAAGAGAGCGCGAACGAGCTGCTGGATTTCGATCACCCCCTAGACGCGCACCTCGTCCGATACAATTCCCTGTGCGCCTTCAACAAAACCTGGTCAATGATCGAACATACGAAGGTGCGTTTAAACAATTCGAGAATGATGATCCTCTCATGAACGAGTTTAATGATGTGTTCAACACAGGGATCGCCCCGACCACATCACTCGAAATAAGTAAACTGAATCCTGGTATGTTCAACGCCACGGTCGATTCTGGTTTTGGACAGAAAGATGTCCTCGTAAACCTCAAGAATATACTTTCAAAACAACCTTTACCCAGAACACCTATCGGAGAGGGTCTTTATGTAGACACTAAAGAGATAAAGGGTATTTACGGGCGGTTTACGACTGGATTTTCGCATACACGCGAAGCCGGTCTCAAAGGTGACTTGAACAAGGATTTTTTCAGTGCGCAGTTAATGCTCACGTTAAGTAACGATCGAGAGAGTAAAGGTGCGACTGTGAATTTTTACAGAAACGGTAAGATTCGATTTTCGGGTGGTTTTGTGGGAACGAACATCGAGAACCAACCCGAACTCATTCGTAAATTCGTCGTCGACAGGTACACGGAAAGACAACCGTTTTTCTATAACCCGTTCACGTATAATAACTTGAGCGGTCAATTCCGAATTAACGGAAATTTCAAGAGTCTCACGACCATCGCCAGAAACGCTAAAAAGTATGACATGTCACGAGTCAATTACGAACCCGAACTCTCCCCCTTTCTTTATGCCTACTTCGGTGAAAATAAGTTCATCTTGTCTGCGAGTGGGAATGTTCAAATCTCAGGTGCGAAAAATCCAGGGGATATGGCGAGAGCGTATGACTTCGGAAAACGGTTTGTCCGAGATCTGTATACCGATGGACAGATTAATGTGACTGGTATATTCGATGAAGGGGTCAAGCCAAAAAAGGTGGTGGCGAAGCCAAAAAAGGTTTCCACGAAACGAATGGCGACCCTCACACAGAATCAGACGAACGCTCTTATACTCAATTCTACGATGTGTGCGCGTATGAAAAAATCCGAACTCGTCGATTTCGCGAGACGCATGGGTGTAGTGAACTTCAGGATGAGAGACCAAGGTGGATCTAAGATGGCGACCAAGGATGTCATATGTGAACGAATTCGTAACAAAACTGGGAAGAAAAACGCGTTCACATTCAAAAATGTGAACAAGAGTGTTCCCCTCACCGGAACGAATAAGACGTTTAAGATCGGTCGAAAGTTGTGTGGGGACATGAAGAAGGAGGAACTCATTCGTATCGCGATGATTCTGAACATCGAGGTCGATAAGAAGAAGGAAACCAAAATGGATATCTGTAAGAAGATAGAAAAAGTGAGAACTGCGTTCAAGCCCAAACCAAAGCCGGTGCCACCACCACCCCAGCGCCGTAAGAGTGATGTGCGTAGAAACGAAGCGGCTGCGAAGCGTGACGTGAAGAAGGTGGAAATCATGAAGAAGAGAGGTATCGATGAAAATTCTATTCGTAAGGATATCACCAATCTCTATGGGGTCACGTGGATGAACAGGTACAAACCCAGTCTCAATCAGGATGTGCGAAACATGAAGTCGGCTCTTAACGTCATCGATAAGAGAAACAAGACTGGTATCGCGTTCAAACGTGATGTCGATGCGGTCAAGAAGAGTGTCGTCGAACAATGGAAGAGGGAACGACGCCGTGAGCTCGAGAGGAAACATCTCATGAACACCGTGAACATCACGGGTATCGCGTACAACCTGAGAAACGATTACAAGCGCGCGGCGGCGAATTATATCATGACGAATTTAACGAACCAAAAGAAGAAACCGACCGAGAAGAGAATGGCGAGTTACCGAAAATATTGGTTAACGTTTAGGGCCAATGCGAACACGCGAAAATCTCCCGTCGCGGCTCGAGCTCGGGTTGAGAAACTCTAATTAAGTACGCGATTGATACTCTTCTGTGGTTCGGCGATTTGTTTTAAGTGGAGTGTGTGATGTGAAAAATTATATTTAGGAAACCTATCTTTTATTTTATTCGACCAAAAAGTAGCCTGAACTATATGTGTTATGCCCATGGACACAGACATCACTTCGTATTCGAGAAAACGATCCTCCATCTTAACGAACGTATCCAGATCCTCTCTGCTCATACCATCTTTATGCATTACTGTATACACGTCTCTCGACATTCCATTGCTGACGTAAAAGAATTTTGACTGGTTGGCTTTACGTTTCTCGAATAAGAAACACAAGGCGACGATACTCAAGAGTAGGTACATCATGTTATTAATCTTGAAAGGTCACTAATCTTATGTAAGATATTAAACAACTGGTTGTAAGACGTGACATCATTCGGTTTGATGATTTCGAGTTCAATCTGGTACGACGAAGCATCCTCCGCGTCCATGTCGACAGTATCACCCGATGAAATCGTCATGTCGATGCTCAGATTCTTGCGCACGAAAGAGTGACGAAGTTTTGAACGTTTGCGGTCCATCTCGTACTGTCCAAAGGTTGGAATTTCACGAGAGATACTGAATCGAACGTCGAGTGGTTCACACTTGAAATCTTCCTTGACCACATTAATCTTTTGGACCATCGTCTGTTCACCAGTTTCCTCATCAGAGGAGATGCGGATACCGTTCGCGTCATCGTAGTACATATCAGTAGTTGACGTCTTCGTGGTTTCCCATCCATCATATTTCTTCAATCCTTTCAGTACCCGTTCAAACGTATCCTTTCCAACGTTCGTGTCGAAGAGCGAGCCGTTATGCTTCCCGAGACGAATCTCAACCTCGATATGTTCTTCGCTCTTGTGCGCGTCGAACACCGCGTTCACTTTTTCGATGATCGTTTTGATGTTCATTCTTTCTTAACAAATGTACGTCGCGTCTTTTACTTAAGCCTTTTTTGTGTATAAAATGTAA